CCACTCCGCCCCTTCTTACTCTTTATCCTATATGGATTATCGGCTGCGGTCTCTATGCTTGGGCTGCTTGGACTCGTAAATCTTTTGGTATGTTGGCCAACTATCTCTTGCTTACTACCATAGATACTATTGGTCTTATTAGGATGGTAATATGAGTCTATTTGGAACCCCTGTCGAAAAACCAGCAGAAGTTCCATATAAGGCTCCTGCAATTTCTCCCTTTGATTTTATCAATGCTATACATTATAGCAAAGATAACTTGATTGTAGATGATTGGTCTGAGAAACAATATAATCCATATATCATTAATAAGGGTCTATCTTACGGGCATGATACAGTAATTCCTGCAAATGAGATGAATTCTAGACCCCATCTTGACAAAATCCTACAATTTGATTTTCTTATAAATATTATTAGGCCCAAAAAAAGATTCAATAAATGGATCAAGGCTGAGAAAATCGATGACTTGGAAGTTGTAAAAGAATACTATGGCTACAGCACAGAAAAAGCCAAACAAGTGTTACCACTGCTCAATGACTCGATTATTATTGAATTGAGAAAAAGAATAACAAAAGGTGGTAAGAATGACTACTGACATTATAAACATTGACTTCCCTGGGTATCATCCCTTAGAAGTCATATTAGCTGAACCGGATGATTTTTTAAAAGTACGAGAAACTCTAACTAGAATCGGTGTCGCTTCTAGAAAAGATAAAATACTATATCAATCTTGCCACATACTACACAAGCAAGGCAGATACTTTATTGTTCACTTTAAAGAGCTATTTGCTTTAGATGGAAAAACGGCTGATCTATCAGACAACGATTTACAAAGAAGAAATACTATTGCTAAGCTGCTAGTAGATTGGGGCTTGGTTAAGATTAATAATCCAGAACATTTCTTAGATTATGCTCCACTTTCACAGATCAAGGTTATTTCCCACAAGGAAAAAGATGAGTGGAAAATGGAAACAAAGTATAACATTGGCAAGAAAAAGTTAGCTGTTAGCACTAAATAATAATATCCCCGGGATGGGAAACGCAGCAATCGGTGTGGGCTGTATAAACCAGAAGCCGACCTATTTTAATCCCACTACCTTGGGAACGTCTAAAGCTGGTACAACGTATGGTACCCCTGTAGTCAGTAAGCAGGATCAACGCTATGCCTTCGGGGTAGCAAATTTTAAAACTCGCTTAATAGGAGAACTATATGTTTTACGCAAACATGGCTATCGATTCAATTCAAAACGCCAAAATCAACTTCCTCAAACAAACAGTCAAGGAAGATTCCCTTCAAAAACCACTAATCGATTTTGTTGAAGCACAACGTGTTTTTACAAAGCAAGTCGCCAAGACTTCTAACGATGTAATGAACATTGCTTCAGAAACTTTTGCTAACGCAATTAGCGGTATCTCTAATAAAAAGGGAGAGTAATATGACATTTGTTAAAGATGTATTCGGTCGTGATATGTTCAAAGACTTTGATAAACTATATGTTGGCTTTGACGATCAATTCAACAAGATGGCTAAGATTCATGATGATCTAACAAAGAGCATTCCAAATTATCCACCTTATAATATTAAGAAAACCGGCGATAACACTTACGTTATTGAAGTCGCAGTTGCCGGGTTTGGCAAACAGGACATTGAGATTGAACTTGATAACGGCAAAATGATTATCAAAGGCAATGTACAAAATACAGAAGAGGAAGAAAACTTCTTATTCAAAGGTATTGCTAACAGAGCATTCACTCGTACATTTGCACTTGAAGATCAGATTGAAGTTAAAGATGCTGAAATGTTCAATGGTATGCTTAAAGTATTTTTGGAAAGAATTATTCCGGAACACAAGAAGCCAAAGAAAATTGAAGTTAAAGACTCTGAAGTAAAGGCAAAGACTGTAAAAAAATCTAAGCCACAGTTACTTACAGAAGATCCAGAAGGCAGGAATCTATAATGAAAAATGATCTAAAAGAATTTGAGGGAGTTCATGTTCCTTCGATGAAAGACTTTTGGTCATGGGTAAGCAAGGCGTTTAAACCTTCATATCAAGATGAAGTTGAAATGTATTTAAAAGATGCAGTAGATCATAAAGATTTGCAGTACAGAGTAGATACATTAATGCGTAGAGGTTTAATATGAAATTCATTAAAGCTTTTATAGCAATAGTTCAAGAAGTACGACAAAGATTATCCACACGAAGAAGTAAATTAGAATTCAGAGGTGACTAATTTGTCTAAGCAATTACTAAAATCTTTTATAGAGTATTGTGATCAATGGCTAGAAGTTAGACATTTATCTGTTATACAAAATATAAGAGTTTGGTATTAATAACGGGGGCTTCGGCCCCCAACAACTGGAGAAGAAAATGATTGAAGTGATTAAATTAGTTACCGGTGAAGAGATTGTCGGTGACACAAAATATGAACAAAACAAAGTAATTGTTAAAAAGCCTTGTGCTGTTATGTTAGTTAATTCTAAATCAACACCCGACCAACATTCGATGGCGTTGATTCCTTATGCAGGATATACTAAAGATCATATTATTCATATTGATAAACGATCTATTGTGTGGAATGCTGAACTACAAGATGATGTATATAATCAATACAATGCAATCTTTGGTACAGGTATTCAGATTGTGTCCGGGGATATTCCTAGACCAAGGACTATACCTAAAGCACCTTAATGCAAAGGTAGGAATGGCGGGTTACCCCGCCATTTTTTATGTATAGTTTTTAAAATTTACTGTTTTTCTAATTTACTAATGTAGTTGGCCATCAGGTGATCAAACACACCAATAAACTTTTGTCCTTTTGCTCTGGCTCGAAGTCTACTGCGAGCCATGTCTTTTACTCGCTGCCACGGGGTTAGATCTCTAAACTTGCCATAAAAATTCATATACATATGAGTTCCATGATGTCTAAATCCCATAAGTCTAAATGGGACTTTGGTTACATCATCGCAGTTGTTCTGTACTCTATAGTGGTCTACAGTTAAGCTCTTGACAAACTCGCCATTGCCAACTCTAGGACTTCCAAATGTTATTAATGCAGTTACGCGATCTTGTATGCGGCTAGCGGCGATAGTAGCCATAGCAGCACCGAGACTGTGCCCAGTTACATAGATATTACCTGGATTGTCTTCTAACTCTTTAGAGATACTGGGCCATATCTTGTTGATCTCACCTTTAAAACCTACGTGTACTTTGCCACCGCAGGCTTCAATGTTCTTACCAGACTTCAAGTCTGCTAGCACATCTGACTTTTCGGTTACTTCGGTACCTCTAAATGATAGCACAGTTATTGTGCCATTGGTTAGCAGGTATGCTTGCGCACCATCAATGTTAAAGAATTTAATAATTTTATATCCTAGTGCTTTGAACTTAGCAGTTGACGCATCGGGATTGTCGTAGGTAGTTGCAGATATTTTTGCAAATTCTAATAGTAGTTCTGTTTTCATTTTTAGAACCAAAGGAATAAGCCTTGGGCTGAAAGCAATATGCCTAAGCCCGCAACAAAGAAACTACCCCAGAACATACCCATACTAACTGCTAAAATACTTGCGGATAATACGACAATGCTTAATTGGTACATAGTGCTTGCATATCCAATCCATGGACTACGTTTCTTAGCCTCATCTCGCTCTGCTTCTAATATACGAGCTTTTTCCATTAACTCTTTCTTACCTTCACCGCTAGCAGGATCACTTTCGTAACGATCAATCTTGGCCTGCAGTTTAGCCATCTTTTCTTTCTCGCCGCGATGTGTAGCATCGTCTAATGATTGCTCTGCTAAAGTTTGTTTAATGCTCTTAGCTTGATAGAATGCCCAGACGTTGTTTGCTTTAATCGTGTTACCCAATGTTAAGCTACTTAATGTACCACCATACCAAGCATTGACAGCAAGCAATAGTGCAAATACAGAAATAACCATACCGGCTTTATCTTTTAATTTTGCTTCGCGCTCGCTACGAGATCCGACCGGAGGTTTTGGTGCATCCGGGTCTTTAGGTTGTTTGTTAATTAAATTTAATACTGAATCAATTAATGCCATTTTTACTGTCTCCTTTGTTAATCTTTTTTATTTATATTATCCTGGTAAAAATCTACCTATTAGTCCGTTGACTATTTTGTCTGACAAATCGTCTGGTAGAAATTTAAGAAATCCTAGGAAATATAATGCCACCCATCCATATACAAATATCTTTAATGATAGATCAAAAGTCTTTTGATATTCGTTCATCGTCCGCACCTATTACCTGTTTGACAAAACTGCATAAGTTCATAGCTACCAATAGCGAATATGAATACGATAAATGCAACCGCGCCTATTATTACCGCCCATTCATTTAACTCTGCTTCTCTTTCCTTACGCTTACGTTCTTCAGCATTAAAGAGTCTTATTTCTTGTGCATCGTCTGCATCCATTTCTGCTTGACGATCTTTGATCTTGTTCCAGACATCTATCTTTCCTGTCTGCATAAAGAGCATTTTAAGTTCTTCTTCAAAGGCTCTGGCTTGTTCTAAAGCCATTTCAATTTGAAGAGCGGTTCCCATGTTGGAACCTTTCTTAGACTTTTTGGCTTCAATTAATGCTTTTGTGGCAGTACTCTTAGCATCAAACATTTTCCCAATCATTGGGGCAAGGGAACCTAGGTCATTCGCGACTTTACTAGCTTTTTTAACCATGCTTATTGCAGACTGTATACCTGCAAGTGCTGTCATTGGATCGATCATTTTTTCTTCTCCTCTTTGTCTTTTTTGCGCCACTCCAAACAAATCACTTTTCTATTATATACATCACCGCTCCAAGTCCATCTAATACACTCAGGTTGTTTAACGTACATATAAAGGGCTAAAGCTGTACCAAACATTATTTGTTCGCCAAAGGATTGTCAATGGCCTTTTGTATTTTACTATCAACTTCTCTCTTTAGTGTTTCTACTTCGCGGTTAATTTCTCTACGTGCCGCAGTAAATTCACTGTTAATTTCTTTACGTGTAGATTCCATGTCTTTACGTATTGCGGCAGCTTCTGTTCGTGCTCGTTCTAAGTCTTCACGAACAGCTTTACGCATATCACGCATTTCACTTTCAGTTTCACGTTGTGCATTCTTAACACTACGTTCTACTTGTTCCGTAACTGTTTCATTGCGACGAATATCATTCTTCAAATCAACTTTAATATCGCGAGTATAGTCGGCACCTTTTTGGCTGTTCTCTTCGATGACTGCCAAGCGC